TGCGCCAGGCCAGACAACGTCGACGTGAGACTCTGGATGAATCCAGACACCTTGTCTAGGAGGAACTGGTTAGCCTGGGCTACACCGTCCTTAGCACGGTTCCAGCCCTCGACGACCCAATTCCACACCTGTTGCGCTAGCGGGCCGAGAGCAGCGCCTAGCTTACCAGGTAGTGCGGCGACATTCTGCCAGAATGAATCGGTTGCGGCGTTCGCCTGCTGAAATCCGCTCTGTACGTTTTGCCAGAACGTGTCCGTCGCGGCGTTGGCTTGCTGGAGTGCGCCACCGATCTCACCGGGCAGCGCGCCCACCTTGGCCCAGAATGCGTCGGTCGCGGCTTCGGCCTTGCCGAACCCGTCGACAAACCAGGACACGAGCTGCGGCACGTTGGCGGACAGCCAGCCCCAGAGCTGTTGCAGCTCTTGCCACAGCCCGTTGACGTAGTTGCGGAACGTCTCGGAGTGATTATAGGCGATTACGATTCCGGCCACCAGTGCGGCGATTGCGGCAATCACGAGACCAATCGGGTTGGCCGTCAGCGCCGCGTTCAGCAGCCACTGCGCGGCGGTCCACGCTGCGGTCGCAATCCGGATCGAGGCTTGCACGGCCAGGTACGCAGCCATAGCCACGTTAAATGCGATGGTCTGCGCGTTCAAGATGCCGAGTACGATCAGCACCGCAGCAATCGCGTCTTTCCACTCCCAGATCACCCGAGCGATATCGCCAACCACACCGATGAACCTGGTAATAGCGTCGATCACCGGCCCGATGGCGGTCAGCAACGCCAGGTAGGCCGGAGCCAGCTTCTGTCCAAGCGCGGCTTGGGCATTCTCGGTCTCGGCCGAGATCCGCTTCTGGGTGTTCGCGACGCTGTCACCCGAGCGCACGAAATCGCCTTGCGCATCGGCCGTCTGCTTATAGATCAGCGACTGGGTCGCCATGATTCGGCTGTGGGTATCCAGCTCCTGGCCGTGCTTGATCAGGCCCAGCCGCTCGGCTTCTTGCTTGACGGTATTGGCGTTGATTAGGACGCCGTACTTCTCGATCGGGTCGTACTCGCCTCGGAACGCCGCGCCGATGGCGTCGATCGCCTCCGCCGGTGACGTTCCACGGAAGCTGGCCATGTCGCCAGCTAGCCCGACCATCTTATTCGAGAATCCCGACAGGTCACCTCCGGCCAGGCCAGCTGCCTTGCCGAAGGTGCCGAAGGTGAGCGACGCGTCCAGCGCTGCGGACTTGCTGATACCGAACGCCTTGGCTGTGCCGTCAGTGAATTTATCGACGTCCTTGAAGCTGGCGCCGAAGACCACACCGGCTGCCTGCGTCGCGTCTTGGAGCTTGGCATACTGGTCGATCGCACCGCCGACGAACTCCGTGACCTTGGCTCCGACCGCAGCCAGTGCGCCCCCCGCGAGGTTCCCTACGGCCGAGCCCAGCGCGGAACCGATGGCAGCTCCCCGAGTGGTAGCTTCACTCTGGGCCCGATTCATGTCGGATAAATCAAGCCGCAATCGTCCTACCAGATCGGGAAGCGTCGCCATTAGCCCACCGGCTTCGTCGAGTTGAGATCCCGAGCTACGGCCATCAGCCAGCCAGCCGATCCCTGGCCGCTGCTACTGCGCGGAGTGGAGTAGGCCGCCTCGGGGGATTCGCCACCGTTGAATACGCGGTGTTGGGCCGTCAGCGCGAGGAGCTGGCGCGGGGTCATTTCTTGCCACTCTTCTTGTGTGCGCCCGAGGATGACGGTGGCGATGTAATACCATTCGCCGAAGGGGATTGGGCCCGACGAGCCGCTCGGTTCATCGGGCGCAACTGAGGGGTGACGCTCTCACCGTCCTCAGCAAGTACCTTCTCGCCCAGTTCACCGAACGCATCGGTAAAGGCTACGGTGAATGCCTCGACCACGTCTTCTAGGTCGGCCGGACGCATCGCCGTAGCGATTTGGCGTCGAGCGGCCGGTGTGTCCTCGAAGATATGCAGCAATCCGGCGTGCAGGATGTCCATCAGCATCCTGACAACGGGTTTGTCTAGCTGGACTTGGCCTTGATCGTTGGTGATCATGGCTTGCATATCGGCCACCGAGCCGAACTGCTCTTCAATCTTCTCCAGCGAGAGCATCGAATAAATCAGCTCGTATTTCTCGCCGCCGATCTCGATCCACTGACCGGAGCCATTCGACGTGCCGGGCATGCGGCACACTCCTTAAATCGGCCCACATGCCAGGGTGTGGCGCGCGGGGTCTAAAAAGGGGTACTCAGGTCGAGCTATCCGGCGTCCACGGTGCAGGCGCGGTGTAGGTGTCCATGATGATGACATCGATCCAAGGGCTGGTCCCCGTTGGCGGGTTGACGTTCACTTCACCGCTGACGGTCTGGTAGTCCTCTTCGGCCGCACCGATCTCGGGGAAGCCGGACAGCGAGCACTTGCTCATGACGAAGGCGACCGCACCACCGGGAGCGTCGGCTGAGGCAGAGATGCAGCGCATACCGAACGACTGCGGGAACGCGGAGTTCGACAATGACCAACCGGTACCGGCGTAAGCTGAGGTAGCGCCTGCGGTGCGGACACCGACCGTGCCACCCAGCATCACGGCCAGGTTCTGGAGCGACAGCTTCGCGTGCTCGAACTTTGCCGTGAGTCCGGTGATGATGGACTGCTGGTCGATCAGCCGGTTGTCCCCGCGCAACTGCTTGGTGTCCATCTTTCCGGCCAGCGCCAAAGACTTGATGCCGGGGACGTCGAACCACTCGCTGTAGGTCGCCGCCGCGCCCACCGCATCGGTTAGCACGCTAGCGATCTGGCAGTGCTGGACCGCGTAGACCTTGGTGATGCCCTGCTGCGCGATCGGAGTGGCGACCTGCTGCTCGGGAGCCGGAGCGGACATGAATGCCTCCTATTGGGTGGCGAAACGGGATACGTATCGCCGATCAATCTCGATGGTCACGATCGTCCTACGCAATGTGCCAACCGGTCCGTTGGACCGCATGATCACGCGCAAGCCGTCGACATGGTGAACCCAGGTAGGCAGACGGGTGTTTTGCAGTGCGTGGCAGATCTCGTCTTCGAGCGAATAGTCCTCGATTCGCGAGCCATCGGGCGCGCGCTTCGCTTGGTAGATATCGAGCTGGGCCTGTTCGCGGACCGCGCTCTCATCGGACGCGTCAGTGTCGCCGTGGCCCAGGATCTGCCAGGAGATACCCTCGACCACGACCACGAAAGGCAGATGGGCCTTGGGCGGGGCGACATCGCGGAACACCTGAACGCCAAGACCGAGTTGCTCGATCACGGTTTTGATCGCTCCGCTCAACGTGGCGTTCGTGGTGGTCATTCGCAGCCTTTAGTCATCATCTTTGCCCAGGCCGCAATCGCGGCTTCTACTGCGGGTCGCATGTGCGGTTGAGCCCTTGAGTGCCGCGTGCCAAACTCTACGTAGATCGCGTAGAAGACCTCGGTGCTCAAAATCGCCGTGGTCTCCTCAGCGCTTCCCACAATTCCGTTCCGGAGGCGACCAGTAAGTACGGGCGCACGTAGCTTGGCTTCGCGCTCCATAAAGTCGGCCACGTCTTTAATGTTTGACTCGAACTCGACGGTCCATTCAGATAAGTGGTCCACCACAGCCTGTCGCCACTGCGCTTCGTTGACCCACTCGATCTTGGCAGTCACGGGGCAGCGGGATCCGTGCCCCCGAAGGGGAACTCGGGCGGGTCGATCGTCGCGGGATGGACCTCGTCCGGAACGTCGACAGTGTACCAATCCGGCCAGGTCGCGGGGTCATCCTGGTCGACGTATCCCCGTTGACCCACGGCTAGCATCGGCTCGGTCGCTACGTCGACGGAGGATGGGGTGGCCTCGGGCTCCTCGTGCTTTGCCATTGCTATCCGATCATCACTCGGTTGGTCTTGTACGGTTCGAGCCAGGCGTCGCAGACGGCGTCGCCCGTGGTCCGCTCGGTGCCTTGTCCGGCTGCACCGTTCGGTACGCCCTGCCTCTGCTGAGGTGGGCTAGGATCGGTCTCGTCCTGAGGGTTGCTCGAGGGTGGCTGACCAACGGCCTGGCCCTCGTCATCGGCCTGCGCGGTGAACGGGGTCGGACAATAGATGCCGGCCAGTCGGGCGGTGGCCCAGACGACGCCCTCGGGTACGTCCAACTCGCCCAGCGTTACGTTGACGAGATAGCTGCCGGGCAACATTGTCGGGGCGATCCAGTACTGATCGGGCAGCAGTGTGCCCTCATCTACGGCCGTCACGGGACGGTTGAAGCGACCCAACCCGTCGGTGCCCGCAACGATCTCGATTGTGGCATCCCTCGGACCAAAGGCCCAACGAGTGTAGTTGTCAACTACTCGGGAAGCCGTCTCGATCGCCATGGTAATCACCGGGTCGGTGCCTACCGCACCCGCGGCTTTCGCCTGGTCGATCGTGCAGTACTGGATGCTCATGTCCTTTGCACTCGCAATCTTCCGGACCGCGATATCGTTTAGGCGGGATGGGCGCTCTGTCGGTGGGAGCACCCATCCCGCAGCATCGACACTCCGTCACGAGACCTTGACGAAAGCCGGGGGTAGGTAGACCGCCAGCTGGCAGCGGGTCTCCGCCAGCAGCACCAGAATGTTCTTGGTGAAGTTGACGTCGTGCGAGTCGCTCATCAGAATGCGGACGCCCGGCTTGCGCCAGAGGGTCGCGCCTTCCTTGAACGCGCCGACCAACGCCGTGCCCGCCGCGATCGTCACGGTGGGAACGACCGGCAGGCCCCAAACACGAGGAGACTGGAGCGAAGCCGGGTCCTTGGTGAAGAGGAACGTGCCGGTCGTGGTGTCGCGAGTCAGCTCGACACCCTCCCAGTCGATGGGGTGCATGACCACACCGCTCGGGCTGTACTGCGCCACCTGCACCTTGGTGATCGCCTTACGGATTGCGATCAGCATTCCATCGGTGCCCACGGCCTGGGACTGGATGCCCGCCGTGGTGAGGATACCGCGCATGTTCGGCGCGGTGCCGTTGCCTGTGAGTGTCTGTGCGTCGATTCGCTTCTCAACGCCCCAGGTCAGGCGACCCTGGAGGTACCCGACAAGCTGCGAGTCGTCTTCAGCAGCCTGCCGGGTAAGCGGGACCCAGTGCGCGATCGTGGCGAGCGTGGCACTGTTGACGGCGAAGGCGATCGCCGATTCGGGCTTGGCCAGCCCTTCCGCAACCTCAGTCGCGGTGTTGGTGAACGACGTCTCGACGACCCACTCGATCACGTTCGACGTGGCGGTCTGCTGGTCGAGGAGATCGGCCACCATCAGCGGCGCGTCCGGGGGACGCAGGATCCCCGGCTGGCGAGTCGGCTGAGGGGGGTTGGTCGTGGTGGTGACCAGTGTGCGGAGATCGGTCGCGTTCGGCAGGTGCAGCACCTCAGCCGAGCCGTGCATTCCACCCGCGCGGTAGCCGGTGATGCCGTGCACAAACTGGGCTCGCCAGTCGGACGGAATCGGAGCCGGGGTCTCCTCGCGATGCTGCTCCTGGCGCTGCTGGCCTCGCGGAGCGTTGCCGTCGCCCTCGGGACGCCAGCGCTCGACCACGGTCACGTTGGCCAGACGCTGACGCCGGGCGTTGGTGGCCTCGGTAACGGTGTTGCGCCGCTCGACTTCGGCCGCGATCTGGTCAGCGCGGGTGGCGTCCTCCTCGGACCCGTTGTCTCCCGCGAGTGCCTCCAGCACCTCGTCCCGGGATGCGCGCAGTTCAGCGTCGGTGAACTGGGTGTAGTCAACTGCCGTTGGTGCAGTCATGGCCGTCCTTTCAAATGGGTAGAGCGCAAACGAAGTCGCGCAGCGGCGACATGACGACGACCGGTGGCAGTGGCCGATCGTGCAGATGTGAGCTGTGAGCCGGGCACAGCAGCCATGCGGGCAGTGATTTGGGAGACTTCGACGAGACTGGCCGAGATGATTCGGTCCTTCTTCTCTTCGTCGAACACGGCTCCTCGGAAGCCGACGCTCAGTTCAGGGGCGGATCCGCTCTTGGCCTTGGCACGAGCATCCTGGCCGTCTCGCGTCTTGTCCCACCATCCGCGAATCCAGAGTCCCTCGGGCTTATCGGTCGCGCGGAACACGCCGACCGGTGTGGTCGGATCATGCATCCAGCACAGCGCGTAAGCCGCATCGTCAAGGCCACCCTCTTGCCAGGAGCCGGGCGCAAACTCGGTGCCGTACGCGTCGGTGACGTCGTGGCGACAGGCCCAGCCACGGAAGTGTGGCTCGTTGGGGTCCTCGTCGGGGAGCGCGTCGCGGACCTCAAGATCATTGAACGCTACGTAGCAGTAG